ATGTAGCTGAAAGGGACACACCAGATAGTCTATCTTCAATGGAAAAACTAGAATGGGATAAAGAAAAAAGGGAGAGTGTTAAGAAAACTTTAAGTGGCATTAATACTGTAGCAGGAATGAAAGATTACGAAGAAGACAAGTACAAAACAGATAACCTACAGGTGCAGCTACACAGAGCCGCTACAGATTTACTACGAGAAAGAGGGGAGCCTATAAGAGAGGATCAGAAACCAAGTTTTATGGACGACCTAGCAGATTCAGCAAAAGAAGCAGTATTTAATCTATTTAATAAGTAAGGAATATAATTATGGCTGGCCCACTAGCAGGTGCAGGAGCAATATCAGCAGTACTACTATCATCCGCAAGAGCAATACTTGGCCCTAAAAAGACCGCAGAGTATGCTATAAAAGGAGCAAAGTTTCTTAGTAACCAAGTTGAAAAAGCTAGGAAGCTAATGAATAAACCAACGGCAGGACAGATAAAAGCAGAAGTACCCACTAAAGGTACAAGGGCATATGCTAAAGGTCAAGCTAAGGCAGTAGGTGGTACGGCTGCTGTTACTGTACCCGTAGGAGTAGCAGCCTATGTGAGTAAAGGCAGGGGAGTTACAAATTCTAATTCTAAAACACCATCTAAAACACCACCTAAAACAAATAAAAATAAACCTACTACTGCTAGGGGTACTCCTGCTAATAATAAACCAGCCGCTAAGAAAGGGCCGTCACCTTTTGAAAAAGCATTTTCAGAAGCAAGGAAAAGAGGGGTTAAAACATTTACGTATAAAGGGGATGTGTACAACACCAAATTAAAAACTAAGGTTAACCCCCCTAAGAAGAAGAAGTAAACTCCACCCAAAGAAAAGCCCCAAAGCTCTTGACAGCAATGGGGCTTTTTACTGTCTAATCCTTGACAGTACAGTAGTACAATGCAATACCTATGCCACTAAATGATTTCACATGCACCTCCTGCACATGCGGCCTCACCTGATAGGTCAGTCTCGTCCTCTGCTTCTATCACCTTAGTAAGATCAATGTTGTTAAGGCTACTCTCTAACATATTGAATCGTTCTTCTGTGATATCCTCAAAGGGAGCTTGTGTATATGTACCTCCGTTGTATGGTAGTACCGCAATCCCATTGAAGGTATTACGATTCTTCCACATCCATTCTCCTACGTCAGGCCATTCATCATCCTTAACAGAGATAGTGCAGCTTACGTTGTGTGAGTTCTGCCCCTCTCTATGGCCTGTCTGTACCCACTCTGTGTTGAACCTACGTACACGTTCAAGTAGATCCAAAGCATTCTCTGTGCGTAGTATAGAGCCTTCTGGAGCCTTCTGTGGTATCTCTACTACAGCTTGGCTTTCTTTATTAAAGAACTCATCTTCTAACAACTCAGGGTGGTGCTTGGCTAGGTGCTGATAGAGTGCTTCATTCTTTCCTAGTCTCTGTCTACGAATATAATAATCATTATGCCAAGCATGGATGCCACTACTTGTACCAAGTACGCAACTAGAGGTGCCTGAAGGCTTGACAGTAGTACACCTAGCACTGACATTAATATCAAGAAGAGCAGCAACACGCTCATTCTCTTCCTTAACGATCTCAGCCGCTTCAGCGAGGTCATAGGATAGTATAACGCCAGAGCCAATTCCAGTTTGACCGACTCCAATAAGAGCGTCACGCTCCGTGGCCTCTTTCCATACATCCCTGAGATAGTGGAAGTCAGTGTATCCAGCTTGGAGCGTACCAATAAGAGCAGCCGCTTTAGACCTTTCATTCAAGTCCTCCTGTGATGTTATGTCTGAGACATTTAGCTCACACAAATTGCAGAATTGATATGGGCGTAACCCGATTTCACAACATGGATTTGTCCCCCAGTCTTTATCATTACTGAAGTAAACCCCAGGCTCACCTGATCCACTAGCTTCAACACGTTCCCACAACTTAAGGAAATCATCCTTGGTAGCACGATGCCGTAGGATAACAGCACTGTTGTTAGCACGACCACGCTGAGGGTTGTCTATGTACCACTCACCTGCCTTACTTGCCATCATATCAAGATCATCCATGCTGAACAGGGAGATCAATGCTGCCCTACGTATGCCACCTGCAAGTACTGCATCTGCAATGTAACACATAAGGTCATGCACTTCTAATGTACTTAGGTTACGACCTAGTGCATTGTCTAGTACCTTAGTGAGTTGATGAATGCAATCCTTCAATGGTTGAGGGCCAGGTGCCTTACCACCAGAGGTAATCAGCATAGCACCCTTGGGGCGTATGTCACGATAGTCAAAGTCTACTTGCATCTGCCCATGAAAGTAAGACTCCATCAGTACCTTCACTGCATCTGCCCAACCTTCAATGTTATCTGATACTAGGAACCTACGCTTACGTTTCTTAGGGCCACGTACTTCTGGTAGCTGAGTAACATGGTGACGCTGTACTGAATAGCCTACACCTGTGCCACCTAGTAGTAAGAACATAGTCTCACTGAAGGCTTCCACCTCAGACACTGGCAGGTAAGCACAGTTAAAGATTCGGTTAGGTGCTAACTCTATAGGTGCGCCACCGAACTGTAGTGAACGCATAGAGGGTAATACTTTCTTCTCATACACAAACTTGTATGCACTTTCAATGTCTTCCACCATGTGTGGGTACTTACGAATGTGCATTGCTTTGTTACGGGTTACTAGCTCACTCCAAGTCTCTCGCCTTTGTAAGGTTGGTATGTACTTTGCATACTTAGAGAAGACTGTTATGTCGCTAAGTATTTGATTTGATGTTTCCATTTGCTGTCCTGTTAAATTGTAGGGGGCCGTACAGTTATACTGATTGAAGTATAAATGTCAAGACTTATTTAATTTAAAATTAACTGGGATAATAAAATAATTAATAGTAGTGCTGTAATAAAGTATTCCATTAAACAGATGCCTCAAAGTTCTTCATGAAGTGTGCCATCTTACTCTCGTAAGTATAGGCGAAGTCATTCTCTAGCAGCCAGTCTTCCATACATCTACGTGTACCATTCTTACGCTTCTGTGCGCCAGGTAGTGCTACGTTCTCTGAGTGTAGTACGAATACTATGACAGCCATTGGGTTTGATCTACGCACATGAATGTACTTATCCATTTCATGTCGTGTTCTGAATCTACCCTTGACCTCAAACCATACGTTACCCATCACCCCATCGGGTGTGTACTTCCTATTCTCTACAACCTCATAGTCCACCTTGATGGGTTCGTAGTCTACATCCTTCATAGGGCCGTCAGCAAACAACCTAAACTCTAACCATGATCGGTAGGGCTTTGGCTGGTCACGATTCATGGCAAGATAATCACTCCATGATTGGTAAGGTGCTGGTGGTATGACCTTACAATCTAGTCCACATGTTTTACCTAGTATGCTAGGCGTTACCTTTCGGTGCTTAGGTTTCTTTTCTTTTCGTATGGGGTATCTCATACTAAGTTATCCAATAGTTTATTGATGTACCAACGGCACTTCTCTAGGTTAGTACGTGCGTCTTGCTTCTTGTTAGCCCTCCATGTGTACTTGATTATGTTACCCTTACAGAAACCTTGGAACTCTTCCGCACTTAATGCTGACTGTATAGCATCAATGCACTCTACCCCACTAACTCCCTCCGACTTGTAATGATTAGGGTGATTAACTAAATCCTCTAGTGCATCATCTAGGTTGGCAGCTAACTCTGGTACTACATTCATTATCCTTCCCCCTCGCATTTAGTATTGAAGTCTAGTGTTATGACGTTTCCATCCCTCCCTGTTATCCTAGTTGATGGGGCTTTATCAGACTGTATATCATCTAAACCTAAATCATCTACCATATCCATAGTATAATCTTCAAGGGCTTCATCAAACTCTACATTGTCCTGACAGAACTGCACCATTGCTGACATTTTATAGGCTAGAAACATTAACTGTGCATGAGTTTCATCATCTACATCAGGCATTAGATTGCTAAACACAGATACTTGCACATCACCCACCCACTCTTCTTTCTCACCGAGAACAGGCCGTAGTATTACTCCAAAGTCATTCTCTGTCATATCAATCATGCTGCTACTTCCTCTTCTATGTGGATGTAATTAACCATAGGGCGTACCTTGGCTTTTGATGGTATGGATTCTTTCTCTACTAAGGTATCCCAACACTTGTACTTGTGTTGACAGAAGCCACACTCTATACCTAGCTTTAGGTTACCTGTTTCTACTTTACGGAATGTTTCTTTGATAGGTTCATAACATCTTTCAAAGTCTGCACCATCTACTATGCGATTAGCCTTAGCCTCTAGTATATCTAACTCAGCTTGCATATCAATGCCATCAGCAGTTATAAACTTGAACTGACCATTTGCTTTGTTGATAACTATCCAACCACCTGCGTCTAAGTCTAACGCCCTACTGTACCCTACTAGCTGCCCTACATACCCAAAGGAA